ATTGATGTAGCGGCTGAGGAAACTCCAGAGGTCGTAGAAGAAGAAATCACACCAACAGAAAGCGAGACAGCTGTGGAGAATACTCCAGAGACAGTTGCAGCACCAGCAGTAGAAGCAGCAGCGGTTGAAGCTGCTCGCCCAACTGTAGTGACAGCAACTACATTCGTGCGCGAGCGCGTAGCACCAATCACATCAGCACAATACCTAGAAGCAAACATCAAGGCAGCTCTTGGTGATGACGAGGCTCGCAGAGTAGTACGCGCTGCCGATGACTCAACATCAACAAACACTGGTCTTACACTTGCACCACACCTAAACACATTTATCACTGACACATTTACTGGTCGTCCAGCATTTGAGGCAGCAACACGCGCAGCCCTAATTGATTCAGGCATGAGCTTTACAGTTCCTCGCCTTTATGTAAACAATGCAACAGCTAACACTGCACCAACAGTTGCAGACACAAACGAAGGCGCAGCACCATCTGAGACAGGCATGACAAGTGCCTACGATACAGTGGATGTTAATAAGTTCAGTGGACTTCAGAGAGTCAGTTTCGAGCTTGTAGATCGTTCATCACCAGCGTTCATGGAACTAATGATGGTTGAACTTCGCAAGGCTTACGAGAAGGCAACAGACGCAGCACTAATCGCAGCGTTCACTGCATCTGGCGCACAAGCAACAGGTGTTGCAGCAACAGCAGCAGGACTACAGTCATTCATTTCTGTAGAAGGCGCAGCAGCATACAAGAACACAGGCGGAGACTTTGCTAACAAGCTAGTTGCTTCAACTGATCAGTGGGCTGCAATCACAGGATACGCAGATTCAACAGGTCGCGCATTGTACTCAGCACAGGGTCCAACACAGAACGCTTCAGGTTCAGCGGTGGCTTCATCTGTTCGCGGAAACATCCTCGGAACTGATCTCATCGTAGATCACAACATCACAACATCAGGCATCATTGATGATTCAGCCTTCTTGGTTGCTCCATCATCTGTCTATACATGGGAATCACCACAGACACAGCTTCGCGTTAATGTATTGACAACAGGCGAGATCGAAATCAACCTTTACGGATACTTGGCAATTTATCTTGCTAAGTCAGGTAAGGGTGTTCGCCGCTTCAACTACACAGCTCCGTAAGCTGTAATTAAGTACACTCTAGGGGGTCAGTAGCCCTCTGACTCCCTAGAGTCTTTAGAAAGGACAAGGAATGGCACTCACTACAGTCGCAGAGCTTCGATCTACCCTCGGAGTCGGTACGCTGTACCCAGATGCCACCTTGCAAGAAGTCTGTGATGCAACAGATGCAGTATTACTGCCTATGCTCTGGACTAATGTTGTTTATAACATTGCTCATAGCAACACAGCGACAACAGGCACTCTTTACTTTGAGGACAAAGTAGAGAAGGTTTTTTATGTAGGTCAGACTGTCACTATTGGTGGCAACGGATCTAAGTACAATGGATCAAAGACTCTCACTGGAGTAGGCGATTACTCGATTACTTTTAACATTACTGGCAACAACAACACTCCAGCAGTAGAGCATCCAGTCCTTCCTTTTGGCACAGTAACCGCAGACACTTATGTGGACTGGTCTACTGACATGGCAATCCAGCAAGCAGCTTTAATGATCGCTGTTGAAATCTGGCAAGCGCGTACAGCCACACTATCAGGCAGTAACGCAGTCGATTTCCAGCCCTCACCTTATCGAATGAGCGCACAGCTACTCGCTAAGGTAAGAGGATTGATCGCGCATGCACTTGCGCCTACATCGATGGTGGGCTAATGCCTGTTGCTATCACTACACTTCGCACCACTTTAGCAACTGCCCTAGTCAATAATGCTAAGTGGCAAACCTTTGCTTTCCCACCTGCAACAGTTCTTGCTAACTCTGTAATTGTCTCTCCAGATGATCCTTATTTAACACCTAACAACAATAAGCAGATTTCAGTTGCACCAATGGCTAACTTTAAGATTGTCATGACTGTGCCACTTTTTGACAATGAGGGAAACCTCAACGGCATTGAAGATACTGTATGTAGCGTGTTTGCACTACTTGCAGCATCATCTTTGGTCTGTAATGTAAGCGCGATAAGCGCACCTAGTATTCTCAATGCTGCATCAGGCGATCTGCTCAGCTGCGAGATGTCCGTAAGTATCCTAACGAGTTGGAGTTAAACATGTCCGATTGGGAAAAAGAAAACGCAGCCTTTCTCGAAAAGATCGGGCAAGTTGCGCCAGCACCAACACCTAAGCCAGTAACTAAGAAAGACGAGGAATAAATCTCATGTCAGTTTATCTAGCAAATACGGGAATCTTAACTGTCAATGCGGTTGATCTCTCGACATTAGTAACTTCAGTAACAATTAACCGCGCATTTGACGAACTTGAGGTCACAGCACTTGGCGATTCTGGTCATCGATTTGTTAAGGGATTGGAAGCATCAAGCATTTCAATCGACTTCTTGAACGATGAAGCATCAACTAAGACACTTCAGACACTTCAAACAACTTGGGGAACAAACACAGTTGTTACATTTAAGCAGACTTCTGCTGCTGTATCAGCAAGCAATCCTCTCTATACAATGACATGCTTGATCAACAACACAACACCTGTAAATGGTGCAGTTGCAGATCTATCAACTCAGAGCGTAACTTGGAATGTTTCAGGTACAATCGCAGTAACAACAGCGTAAGAAACTAACAAAGGGGCTAAACATGGCAAAGCTAAAGATCGTTCGTACAGATGGAAGCGTACTAGAAGGCGAGATCACTCCAGCAGTGGAGTACTCATTTGAGCAGTACGCAAAAAAGGGCTTCCACAAGGCGTTCCGCGATGAAGAAAAGCAGAGCGATGTCTATTGGTTAGCATGGGAAATAACACGCAGGACAGGTGAGACTGTTAAGCCTTATGGGATTGAGTTCATTGAAACGCTAAAGAGCGTGGAAGTGTTGGACTCTGACCCTTTAGCTTAAAGCGCGATCTTCCATTCACCTACCTCATTGCTCGATTGAGCATTAGGTTGGGGATTGCGCCACAGCAATTATTGGAGTTAGACAAGACCATGCTCGATGCACTTGTGCAAGGGCTTAAGGATGAAGCGAAAGAGGTGAGCGATGCCAACAGAAGTAAAGGGCGCGGTAGAGCTTAGAAAAGCCCTCAAAGCATTCACACCTGATCTGGCTAAAGAAACTCAGAAAGAAATTGCAGCAGTCTTGAAGCCTATCGTTACAAAGGCTCGCGGATTCATTCCATCGACTGCACCTCTAAGTGGCTGGGCTCAAAGCAACAATGGCACTTGGGGCAATCGTGTCTGGTCATCATCTGATGCCAAGCGTGGCATTGGTTACAAGACCACACCATCTAAAGTTAATCGCTCTGGCTTTCGTTCCCTTGCTCGCATTGTGAACGCATCACCTTCAGGCTCTATCTATGAGACTGCTGGTCGATTAAATCCACAAGGCAGACCACAAGCACCTATGTCAGAAGTAGTTGCTCCAAGACATGCTAATTTTGGAAAAATGACACGCTCTGGATCTAAAGATCAATCTATGAGCAATAATCCTAATGCTGGTAAACAGTTTATTGATGCCATGAATAGAACCTCACCTATTGTCAATGCCTTCCAAAGAGCAGAAGGTCAATCAGGTCGCGCTTCTCGAAAGATGAAAGGTCGCGCTATCTTCCGCGCTTATGCTGAGGATCAAGGCAAGGCAAATGCAGCTGTTATCAAAGCGATTGAAAACTCGAAACTTGAGTTTGAGAGAAGGGTCAAGTAATGGCAGCAGATGTAAGAATTGACATAGCCGCGCAGTTTGTTGGCAAGAAAGCATTTAAGGAAGCAGACACAGCCACAGAGAAACTCACCAAGAATGTCAAGAAGCTTGCTGGAGCAGTAGGTATTGCCTATGGTACGTCTGCGGTCATTGCCTATGGCAAGGCTTCAGTTAAAGCTTTTGCAGATGATGAGAAAGCAGCCCTTAGACTAAGTAGAGCAGTAGAGAATCTAGGCATTGGTTTTGCCAACCCTGCCATCGCTGACTACATAGGCAAGTTGGAGAAATCCGCTGCGATTGCAGATGACATTCTCCGCCCAGCCTTTCAGGGTTTGCTTACCACTACAGGCTCATTGACTCAAGCTCAAAAACTTCTTAATGATGCAATTACAATTAGCCGAGCATCTGGCGTAGATTTAGCAACTGTTACTGAGGATCTCGGTAAAGGTTATGTAGGTATAACTAGAGGACTTCAGAAGTACAACACAGGACTCACAAGAGCAGAATTACAGTCCAAGTCCTTTAACGAGATTCTTGGAGTTATCCTTAAGCGATCAGCTGGCGCAGCTGAAGATTATCTTGGCTCCACTGCTTACTCGATGGATGTTCTAGGTATTGCCACAGGCAACGCTTCAGAGATTATCGGTGGCGGTTTAGTCGATGCTCTGGCTCTTGTCGGTGGTGGCACAGAAGCAACAGATGCCGCTTATGTTATTGAGAACATTGCTACTGCTCTTGCTAAAGTCACAGTTCAAGCAGGTCGCACTGTTGGCGTTATTCCTACCCTTATCAAGAACCTAAAGAACCTTCCAAGAAACATTTTTGCTGGTTTTGCTGGAGCGCAGATCGGTAGGAATGTTCTTATTCCTGAGAAGAAGGAAGAAGTCAAGCTAACTCTTACTCAGAAGAAGCAGCAAGAATTGATGGCTAAATTAGAAAAAGACTCACTCCGCAGAGAGCGTGAGAGACTTGCTGTAAAAAATAAGCAATTAGCCACAGACAAAGCAAAAGCGATTATTGCTAAGGGTGAGGCTGCACTTCTCAAAGGTGGCGAAGTCTTTGACATGGACAAGATCCAGATTGCAGCAGCTCTAGCTAATCAGGCTGAGCAATTAGGCAAGGCAACCACCAGCACACAGGTGTTACAAATTGCTAATGATACTGCTCGCCTAAGAGTTAAAGAGTCAATTCTTGCTCTGGAAGATGCCATTGCTTCTAAAGATGAAGCAGCCATCGAAGCTGCAACAAAAAAACTCAATGAAGACTTAAAAGTTTTGGGTGTATTGGGTCAGCAGAACATCAAGCTCATAGACATCAAATCTATTCTTAGCACTCTAATGCCTAAAGACCTTATCAACTTACAGAATCTTAAAGACGCCATCGCTTTGCTTGCTCAAATCGCAGCTGGAAACGGCGCAAGGGCAGCAGCAGGCTCGCCGACATTCACGCCTACTACTGAAAGTGTTGCATCAGCTATCGCGGCTCGAGCTGGCACAACAGTGTCAGGTGCTACAGATCCTCGCGTGGCTTATGGTGGGCAAAGAGTAGATAGTGCTGGAAACTATGTCAGTTATAACCCTGACATGGCGGCAGCCATGTCAGCAGCAGCAGGTCGAGCAGCTGCTCCCAATGTAAACATTACTGTAAACACAGGCATTGGCGACCCTAACGCTATAGCCGAAGCCGTGAATCAAGTTATACAAGATGCCGTAGATCGTGGCACGTTACGAGCTGGGGCTAGATAATGACCGCGTGGGTTCCTGAGTGGCGCGTAACAGTAGGTGATGATGTCTATACGACTGTCACCTCTGTTTCCTATGCTTCTGGTCGAGTGGACATAGATAGACAACCCACAGCAGGTTACTGTCGAGTAGAGATTGTCAATACAACAGGTGCAGCCTTTACAATTAATGTCACAGAGCCAGTTACTTTAGAACTAAAAAACTCTGCTGGCACTTATGTCACAGTATTCGGTGGAGAAGTATCAGATTTCAACATTGCAGTCAGAAGCCCAGAGGATTCAGGCTTTATTACCACTGGCACAATCTTAGGCATTGGAAGCCTTGCCAGACTTTCTAAGGCTATCTACAACACAGCACTTGCAGAAGGCTTAGACGGCGCACAGATCGCTACCATCTTGGGCGCAGCCCTTAACCTTTCATGGGCAGAGGTAACTCCAACCCTGACATGGGCAACTTATCCAGCAACAGTTACATGGGATGATGCAGAGTCATACATCGGCACTATTGACACAGGCACTTACACAATGATTAACCTTGATGCCAGTGCAACGGCTAAATCTCAAACTTTGGCAGATCAAATTGCTACTAGCGCATTAGGTCAAATTTACGAGGATCGCTTTGGAAATGTCAATTATGATGACCAAGACCATCGCTCTGATTTTCTAGCGGCTTTTGGTTACACACAACTAGACGGCTCTTATGCCAGCCCTTCTACTATTCGCAGCACAACTCAAGTTTCTCGTATCCGCAACAGCCTTATCTACAAGTACGGCACAGGATACGCATCGACCTACAGTAACTCTGATGCGGACTCTATAGCCTCTTACGGGCTCTTTGAGCGTTCACAGGACTCTAACATTAAGAGCCTTGCTAACATCACTGCAATCGGCACTAGAGAGCTCACCTTGCGTAAGACTCCACGCGGTCAGTTAGAAACAATCTCTTTTAGACTTGACAATCCAGAGATCACGGATGCAGTCAGAGACAGCCTTATTAGTTCATACTTTGGTCAGCCTGTCTCTATTACCAACCTTCCATCTAACATGCTCAATGGACAATTTGATGGCTTTGTTGAAAACATTACGATGAAGGCTACTCCGACTTATGTGGACATTAGCCTTTATGTTTCACCTGCTGCTTTTAGCCTTCCTGTTGTTTATGGCGATTACACGCTGGCACAGACAATCACAACGGCTGGCAACACTACTTTTACAGTCCCTAGCGGCGTAAGTCAGATAGCAGTCCTTGCTAAGGGTTATGGCGGTAATGGCGCAGCTGGAGCAACTAGCGGTGGTGATGGCGCAGCAGGTGGCGCAGGCGGTGGAGGTGCTGGAGCAGTTGCTTTCTGGAATTATGATGTAGTGCCAGCTACTAATTACACAGTAAGCCTAGATTTTGCAGGCACTCGTAACGTTAGTTTTGGATCTCTTATTTCTGTGAGCTCAGGTGCTAATGGCACTACTGCTGGGGGATCAGCAGCAGGTGGAGCTATTGTCTCTAGAGATGCTGGAGTTATCTATTACACAGATGCAGCTGGAACAGCATCGGGCGCAGCTGGAGCTGCAAGATCTACAAATGGTAATGGTAATGCTGGCGGAAATAACACAGGTACAGGTGCAACTTTAACCTTGCCTGCCAATGTCGGACTACCTACAAACTTTACAGCTGGTACAGGCGGCGGTGGTGGTGGTGGCGGTGCTAGAGATGCAACTGGAGTTGCTTTTGCATTTGGTGGTGTAGGTGTATCAGGCAGTGGCAACGGCGGAGACGCTGCCCAAGATTTTAACCTCAATGGTTTTAACGCAAGTGCGACAAGTGGAACAGGCAATGGTGGCGGCGGTGGCGGCGGCGGTGCTTTCCAATTAACTTATGGAAGCGGTACAGGCGGCACAGGATCAACTGGTAGCGGCGCAGTCGTTTACATTTACACTCGATAAGGTAGAATAGGAAACATTATGGCAACCTCAACGAATTACGGCTGGTCTGAACCTGACAACACATCTCTCGTCCGAGATGGCGCACTTGCTATCCGCACACTAGGCAATGCCATTGACACCACTATGGCAACAAAAGCAGTGGCAAGTAATCCAGTCATAAACTCAGCAATGCAAGTGTGGCAACGTGGTACTTCTGTTGCAGGTTCCACCACTGCATTTTCTGCCGATCGCTGGCAATCCTATAGAGGTGTTGCAGGTTCAACCTTTAGCCGACAAACAACTAGCGACACAACAAACCTGCCATTTATTCAATACTGTACAAGAGTGCAGCGCGATAACGGAAATACATCTACAACCGTTATGGCATTTTTTCAAAACTTTGAAACAATCAACTCAATTCCTTATGCTGGAAAATCTATAACATTTTCCTTTTATGCCCGCAAAGGTGCAAATTATTCGCCAACTTCCTCAGCATTAGGTGTTCAACTAATTTCAGGAACAGGCACAGATCAAAATGTTATTACTGGTTATACAGGTTCAACAAATGTTGTCAATCAAACGGCAACATTGACAACTACTTGGCAACGATTTAGTTACACAGGAACAGTCGCAGCAACGGCAACTGAATTGTGTGTTTATTTTTCAAACACGCCAGTAGGTACGGCAGGCGCAGCAGATTATTATGAAGTAACAGGCGTGCAGATTGATCTTAATTCGGTCGCACTTCCCTTTCAAACTGCAAGCGGCAACAGTATTCAAGGTGAATTGGCTATGTGCCAGAGGTATTATTTCCGAACAACAACGGGAGTTGCAAATCAGTTAATTGGTGCTGGAATTGCATCGGGTGTTACAACTGCTTCAATTTATGTGGTGCCGCCAGTTACAATGAGAATTGCACCAACTTCAGTTGAAGCCGCAAACTTATCAACCAGCGATTTGACCGCTTTTACAAATGCCGTAACCGCCCCAACCACATTGGGTGTCTCAACTCCAAACAATGTAAGAATTGACTTAGCTGGTGGGTCTGGCATGACTATAAAAACTCCAATCGTTTGCGTCACCACTAACACATCAGGCTATCTCGGACTAAGTGCGGAGTTGTAAAATGGACAATGTAACCTTTATTGAAACAACCGATGCCATAACAGGTGAAGTTACAGAACACGCAATTATTGACAGAGGCAACGGAGAATATACTTCAATGCTGAAATCTGATTATGATGAAATGAAGGCTAATGAAGCCACAGTTATCTAAAGCTGCTAAGCAACTTAGGGAACAGTGTGATGATTCCTTCCCAGATCGTGACCGCACATCGGATGGTTGGGTCGGCGATACCCGACACGCTGCTCGCAAGTCTGATCATAATCCAGATGAGCAAGGCTGGGTTCGTGCCATCGACATCGATCGTGACTTATTTAAGGGATCAAAGCCAGACATCATGGGCGATCTTGCAGATCAGCTTCGTACCTTATCAAAGTCAAAAGCGGACAAGCGTATTGCTTACATCATATTCGATGGACAAATCTGTTCGCACATCCTTAACTGGAAGTGGCGCAAATACACAGGGGCTAACAAACATGTTAAGCACTGCCATGTCAGCTTTAAGAAAGAAGCTGATAATGACGGGGCTTTTTTTCAGATACCTATGTTAGGCGGAGAATAATGAACGAACTAAAGACAGCAGCAGGCTCATGGGCTAGAGCATTTTTGGTAGCAGCAATTTCCATGTATGCAGCAGGGGTCACAGATCCTCATGCACTTATTGCAGCTGGTATTGCTTCAATCCTTCCGCCTGTACTGCGTTACCTCTCACCTAATGATCCGTCTATGGGCATTAAGAAGTGACACAATCCGACTTCTTCACGCTTTACATCGCTACGATAACAATCATCGGTGGCTTGTCTGGCTATGTAATTACACACCTGTTGTCTGAGATCAAAAGACTCAACACGCGAGTCGATGAGATCTATAACATCTTGCTCGACAGGTAACATTGTGCTATGGCAAGAAAAGCAACTAAGTCATTAGAGGAACAAGGCTACTCAAAGCTTGATGCTTATTGCATTGGGCTCTATGAATACTTCTGCTCACTCAAAAGAGCAGGTTTTGCTGAGGACATAGCGATGTTCATGATTACAGAGCCTCAGGCTTACCCTCATTGGATCTTGCCAGATCCTATTGCGCCAGAGAAGTTTGGCGATTATGAAGATGAGGATGACGATTAAGCGAATTGTCGTAGTTTCGGACTTACAAGTCCCATACCATGACAGGGTTGCAACCCGTAACCTTGCAAGCTTCATCACCAAGTTTAAGCCAGATCAAGTAGTCACCATTGGCGATGAGATTGACCTTCCACAGATAAGCCGTTGGGAAGAGAATAGAATGGGGTCATTCGCACAGACCCTAGATGATGATCGCAACGAGGCTGTTCAGCTGCTATGGGATCTAGGTGTAACAGATTGCATCCGTAGCAATCACACAGATCGTCTTTATAATGTCATCATGTCTAAAATTCCTTCGTTCGGGGCATTGCCAGAACTGCGCTTTGAGAAGTTTATGAAGTTCGATGAACTTGGTATTACCTTTCATAAGAACCCAATGACTATTGCACCTAACTGGATTGCAGTTCATGGAGACCACACACCCATCAAGCCACAGGGCGGCTTATCAGCCCTAGAAGCGGCTCGTAGGCATGGAAAGAATGTCATCTCAGGACATACTCACAGAGCAGGGCGTTCAGCCTTCTCAGAGGCTTCTGGGGGGCGTATAGGGCGTGTCTTGCATGGCGTCGAGGTAGGCAATCTTATGGACTTTAAGCAAGCTGCTTACACTAAAGGTGTGGCTAATTGGCAGCAGGCTTTCGCTATCATCTATGTCAATAAGGCTAAGGTTCAGGTGGATCTTATCCACATCGAAAAGGACGGCACATTCATTGTGTCTGGAAAGTCCTACGGCAGACCTAGATAATCGTTATCATTTCGTTATCTAAATGTGCTTGATTCGTCTGGAGTCTATGCAACACTAAAGCCATGACAAGCACAACGGCACTAATCAAAGAAGAGTTCTGGACACTAGTATGCGAAAAGCATGGCTTCACTTGTGACTTTAAGACAAAGAAGCAAGCTCTAGAGTGGAAGAACAATTCAGCAATTTGGTGCGAAAAGTGCTAATTACAACTACTCAAGAAAAGGGCGAATAAAATGAGCTTTGAAATGCCAATGATAGTGCTGCTTTTAGCAGCTAATGCTTTATGGTACTTAGTAGGCTGGGCTAAGGGCTTTAACGAAGGCAAGCGTGAGGGGCTAATTGTAGCCAAGTCATTTCAGCGAGTGACAACAGATGCGCGCTAATGAAATCTTACTCACAGCCACAGACACGATCCGTGATCGTGGGCTATCGTATGGTCACCCTGCGGATAACTTGCAACACACCGCAATGCTGCTTAGTGCATACCTACAGACACCGATCCATGACTATCAAGTCGCAGGGATCATGGTGCTCGTTAAACTTGCAAGGACTAATCAATCCGCTCAACACATCGACAATTGGGTCGATCTCTGCAGCTATGGCGCACTCGCAGGGCAACTAGCCACAGAGGAAAACGATCTTTATGTTTAATTTAGCCGATTACGAGCCAGTAGAAAAGCGATTGGGGTATAAGACAGATGCTAAGTCATTTTGGGAGGACAATCCTAATGGTCGCATTGCGACTGAGTTGGAAGTTGTCGAGGCTAATCGATACATCGTTAAGGCTTATCTGTTTAAGGATGCAAGCGATGTTATTGCGTGGGCAACTGGGTACGCTGAGGAAACAGTTACTAGCCGAGGTGTTAATCAGACTAGTGCACTGGAGAATTGCGAGACTTCAGCAATCGGCAGGGCACTTGCAAATGCAGGTTATGCGCCTAAAGGAAAGAGACCAAGCCGAGAAGAGATGAGCAAGGTTGTTGCTGCTAAGCCAGTCAAGCCAGCAGTTGCAGATGTCAAGCCAGATGATCAGGATTACTGGACTACACCTGTTGGACAGTATAAGGGCGTAGTCGATGCACCTGTTACCCTAGAGAAGGCTATGGAGAATGTAGCTGCAATCATGGGAACAGGTGAAGCACAAGAAGCACCAAGTTGCAAGCATGGACACATGCAATGGCGTGAGGGTGAGAAGAATGGCAAAGCATGGGGTGGCTTCATGTGTTCAGTAGTTAATCATCAAGGCGGAGAACCTAAGTGTCCTGCGCTCTGGTATGTAGTAGGTAGTGATGGTAAATGGCAACCACAGAAGGCGAGAGTGTAATGGGCTACATCGAGGTTTATAACATAGATAAAGATGGGCAGTGGCAAGATCTAAATGACATTCCCTTCATCACAACGATTAACTGTCAGTTGTGCAATGAGCCTACAGAAGCTCATGACATAATTATCCCAGCAGTAATTAAAGACGGCGAATTGACCGCAGGCACATGGCAATGCAGGAAGTGCAAAGCAGTCAATGGATAAGGAAGATGTCTTAACAGTTGTCTTCCTAGTCTCGCTATCACTAGCTTTATTAACAGGCTATGTTTTAGGTCTGTATCGTGCCTAGTCAAGCAAGGAAACACAGAGGTTTCCGCACAGAGCGTGTTGTTGCACAGTACCTATCGACTGTCTGGCAAGGCGCCTGCGTGGGAAGGGGTAATGGTAAGGATGTTGTCAATGTTCCGTTTGATGTTGAAGTCAAAGCTCGTGCTGGATTTCAACCGCTTGCGTACCTAAAGCAACTTAAAGCTCGTACAGCCATTTCGGGGGAATTAGGCTTCGGAGTTATTAGACTCAATGGACAAGGTGAAGATGCGCGTGAGTATGCCGCCATCATCCGACTTGAGGATCTCTTACCATTACTTCAACTTAAGTATGGTCACATTACTAACGAACCCACAGATGCAGACATTGACCGCTGCACAGCCTGTGGGACTTACATGATACAGAGGTGCTTAACATGCCATCCTACGACTACAAATGCACACGATGCAATCTTAGTCAAGAGATCTATCACGGATGGCACGATCGACCAGTAATTCCATGCACCTATTGCAATGAGCCAATGCTCAAAGTAATAGCAGCTACTCCAGCAGTATTTAAGGGCAAGGGCTTCTACTCAACGGATAAATAGTTATCCACAGAAGTTATCCACAGGGGGTAATCATGAAAGCAACACGCGGTCTGAGCAGGGCTTTTACAAATGTCCTTGCACCATCTGGTACGCTAAACTCGCAGAGCCTCTCAAAGGCTCACCACGAGCCCCTTAGGGGCGTAGCTCGTGGGGTGCTAGTAGCTATTGGGATAGCTCTATGCATCATGCCTGATGCAGGTGGATCTAAACCAATGCAATTTGTAAGCTATAAAGAGTATGCTTTACATCTATTACATTATGATTATGTGCAGTACAAATGCCTGACAATACTCTGGGGTAAGGAAAGTGCTTGGAATCCAGAAGCAATTGGTAATCTCAATGGATCTCAAAGAGTTTATGGAATACCTCAAGGTAAGAGTGAGTGGCTTAAAGACCAAGATGGTTATGCTCAGGTACGATGGGGCTTATCATACATAGAGCACAGGTACTCAACACCATGCAGGGCTTATGAGCATTGGAAGATAAAGAATTGGCATTGAATCAACGCAGGGTTAATGACCCTAGAGATAGCAGAAGATGGAGAGCCTTTAGGCTTACCATCCTTGCTCGTGATAACTACATTTGTAGGTATTGCTCGAAAGATGCAACGACTGTGGATCATGTGTTGAGTATTAAGGATGCACCTGATCAAGCCTTCAATCCAGAGAACTGTGTGAGTGCATGTCAGTCATGCAATAGCGCGAAAGGATCACGCTCACAGGCGGTTTTTTTAGGTAAGTCGTTCAC